GATACTGACTCCACAGAGTTTTCCACAGGTAAGCATCAATCAAAGCAACAACGATTAGACTCCCACGATTATGAATGACACTGTACAATCAGACTGGATCGATGACATCTTAGATGATGAGTCTAGTGATGATATGTTAGACTTTGAGTCTGTACTTGATGAGTCTTTCGATGATCTATCAACAGAGGATTACTATGTCTAAGTCTATCCAGTTAGATACGAAACCCCCAGTAAGTGTGAAGATCTGGGAGAAGCATCGTAAACACTTTTGGCGCTATGATTACGACGGTTGTCCTAAGTATGGTCCATTCACTGATTATCAACAAGCACTCGCAGATTCTCTCTTCTATTCTACCAAATGAGTTTCCCCATTAAGTATGAAACACTGATGGATCTATATGATACTGGATCCCTCCCCCCTGATGAACAGATAGAGTTAGCACAGTTCTTGATAGATACTGGACTCAATGAACAACTCTCCCAGTATACTCAGTGGTGTGACTATCTAATACTTGAAGGACTATGTTATGATGTAGCAGTATAACTGAGGGACAGTGTATCTGTCCCCCTATATGACAGTAACCGTTGCCCCGTTATGTTATATCGCGGTAGCGGTATATTAATAAGTACCTTCTCTCTAACCTACAACAGTATCCCAGAGGGGTCGATATATTAAGTTAATGAATGTTTCCCCTGTATATGAAAAAATTTCCCCAGTATATTCAGAGACCCTAGGGGACGAACTATCTTATGTGCTATTATGTTTGAAAGAAACTCTGAGGATACTCGGAGACCATATAACTACGAGGTTACGGAAGACTGGAAGGAATGGGTAGGACGCCCCTGGCCTGAGTCCCATAAGGACAGAGGGTTGGGAGGGTGCTACCAGATCGTCCGAGACTTTTACAAAACATATTATGGGAGGGATTTGTATGATTACCCATCTCAAAGAAAGTATTTGTTTAAATCGGAGTATATCGAAGAGGAGCAGAGGAGGCAAGGAGGGTTCGAGACAATCTATCAGGGAGGCATCTATGATGAGACTCCATTAGATAACTTAGAGGTAGGGGACGTAATGATCATGAGACTGTTCTACGATCGCCTACAAGGGGGTTATTCATGGAAGGAGGGTAGAACATGCAATCACTGTGGTATATACCTCGGAGATGGATTCATGTTACACCACCCTGCATGGGAGACCAGTCGTATTGCAGACTTAGTAGCATTACAGTATTGGGCAGATAATACAGAGGTAGTGTTGAGGTTAAAGGATCGCAAATTACTGAAACCCTATATAAAAACAAAAGGAGAAATCTTATGAGTAAACGGTTTACTGTACCTGTGGAGGTTGATGAGGACGATCAATGTTTTGTGACGTTACCTGAGGAGTTGTTGCAGGATCTTGGGTGGTATGAGGGGATGGCGGTGGAGTGGAGTGAGGATATTGATGGTAGTATTATTTTAAAAAAATCCGAAGAGCAAACCTAAAAGTTATTATGGAAGACCAACAAGAGTTTCTAGATGTATACCGCGAGCATATGGAGATGATCGCGAAAGGTATGGAAAATCTAAGTGCTCGTTTAAATAATGTTGAAACAGCATTAGGACATATGCCAACACCTGGTGCTGATATGATGAAGTACAAACCCGAAGGGTATGCAGACTACTTAAATATGAAAGAGATCTTTGATGATCTATATGTACGCCTAAATATGTTGGAAGACAGAATCAAAGTCATTGAACCCTAATGTCCATTTTTATCCAGGAGACTGCTAGATCCTTTCCTAACATTGATGAGGGCGGTGTATATCAAAAGGAGTGGGAAAGACCTGCAAGTGGTAATTATGAATCACATGCAAATCACTCTGGTCCTGGTACAGGGTATCGTATTACATTTAATGATGATGGACCTGGCACTACCGTATTTGGTAATGATCGGGTCTATTATATTGGGGATAATGATGAGCAATGTTTTGGTGCAGCGGGTACACCATTAGAGGAGTGTGACTTTAATCGTCAACCAGTATTCCGTTGGTATCGTAGTGGTGGTAATAATGATCATAAGTATACACCAAGGGGAGCATTGCGTTGGCCTACGGACTTCACTGGTGAGCAGGTAGGACAAGGTGATGGTGGTGATAAGGTTGCTCGTTCATATAACCGCGAACCCCGTAATGGTGAACCTGTATTCTTTTTATCGAGAGCAGAGAAACCAGGTAAGACAACAGCAGTGCATGTCTGGTATGAGAATAGTAAGAACGATACGCAGTTAGTAGCAAACAATAACACGAACTATACACCAGGAGCAGGTGGTGGACCTGGTGGTGGTTATGTTTATATTGAAGTCTTAGGGTATGTGTATAATAGTCAGGCGGATGCTGCGTTGTATGCAGACTCTGGTGAAACACCTGTACCGTTGTATGAATATTATAGATCTAGTAGTACATCAGAGAAGGATCACTTCTATACTGCTAATCCAGCAGGGGAAGTAAATTTAGAGCGCGTGAATGGCGTACCTGATTGTAAGTCTCCTCGTGATGAGGAGTATGATTATGTTGGTATTGTAGGGTGGTGTTTTGCGAAGGATACTACAACAGGCAATCGTAAGGTATATGCAGATGTAGGATTGATTGGACCGATTGGTTATAGTACACCTGTTGATTATGCAACTCGTTCAGGTTGGTATGAATGGGAAGGACCTGATCTAGGTGGTCATCCTAGTGTTGGTGGTAGTGCTGCTATCTACACTCATGAGAATTATGAATATCAGTTTGATGCTGATGCAGGATATCTAAGACAGTATGATCAAGATGGTCAGATGGTTGCCAATGGTGGTGGTGTCTTTAATTATAGTTATTTCAGAAGTAATCGTCTTAGCGGATCATATTCTACGAATAGGCATCCTGCTGTGGGATGGGGTGATCCACAAATTTGTCCGATTGATAATCGTGATGCATACTTTGAATGGGTGTATGGTAAGAATGGTGCAGTCAAAGCGGCAGTACCCAAGTATCTTGAATTCCATGCAGCATTTGATTCGCAGTTCTTCTACTATGTGTACAACACAACGTATCCATGGAATGGACCGATCTTCTCTGTTCAGTATAGTATTAGTAACCGTAACCAATGTCCTAATAAAAATGTACCAGGGACCGCTGCTGCCACACCAGCAGATGATAGGTGTGTATGTGATGAAGCACTAGTTAGTAAAGAGTATCATTCACACTTCTATGAGATTCGTCCTGACTCATGGAGAACTACTAATACCTCGTTGTCTCTTACAGACTTCCAGCATCATGGTATGAATGAATGTTTCAAGGTGTGTGATACTGAAAGTCATACACTCTTGTTTAGATACGTTGATGGTGGTGTTGATAGATTTGCAGAAGGTGATACTATCAATGGATGGGAGATTGGTGAACACGCTTACTTTGGTAACAAACTCCGTTGTGGTTATATGGAGTTGATTGGTGATGGTGATGCATTTACTGAGGGACAGATCTTTACACCCAATGGTAGAGACCCTGCTAACATCGAAGTGATTGCTGGATATGGTGTTGGTGATCGTGCAGCATTCTTTGGTGTGTATGAGTTTCCGAAAAAACTAAGTTACTACAAAGTAGAAATTGACCGCGATGCACTGATCCATAGTAAGACCTTAGATCAAGCAGAATTATCTGCAAAGGTGAGTAAGGACGGGCGCATCTCATCTATTATTATCGAAAATGCAGGGTTTGGATATAAGAATCCATCGGTCGTAATTCAGGATCCTTTGATCTTGAATGAGTATGGTGCGATGGACTTAACTAGGGAAGTCACACAACAATTTAAGTATGAAGATACTAAATTTAGAATCCCAGAAGATCATATTGAGAACTATGATGGTGACGACTATGATTATAATCTAAAACGTATAAGTAAGAAAGCTGTCAACGGTCTGAATCGTGATAGTTCAAAGAGAATGCAGAAGAGGGAGAATGATTATCCCTATGCATCTAACTCTGATGTGAAGATTGAAGGTATGGATGAAGATGAGAAGCAAACCACTCTCACATCAATATCAATTCGTGATAAGAAATTAAAGACAACTAGTAGTGAGGATCGTAGGCGTCGTTTGATGAAACCTGCTAAACTTGAAGTTAGTAAACTTGATGCTAATGGTGCTATTCAAGAAATTACTATTGTAGATCGTGGTGCAGGTTATGATCCTGATCCAGACAATCCTCCTAGAATCTTTGTGGCAGAGGTTGAGGAAGAAGAGTATAAGATGCGAGGTCCCAATACCAAGAAGGGGCAGAAAGCATTCAAGGAAACTGTCTCACCTGAGAAGAGAGTTGAGAATATAAGAAACTCAGATATCGATCCTAAGACTGGTCGATACCGTTCGAGTGAAATAAAAACCAAATCACTGAAAGAAGCAATTGCAGAAAAGAGTGACTTGAATACTAGTCAACTGGGTGTCTTGGATGATGGTACGTTGAAGAGTATGCAGACCATGATGAATGGTTTCAATGCTACGTATCCAACTGGTTATATTAAAATTGGTGAGATTGATGAAGTAGAGAAAACTGCACTATGTCAAGGCATTCCTAAGGAGTGTGTTAAGATCACTGTACCTAGGTTAGCAACTGCTGCATTACCTAATGAAGATGACTTTGAGTTTCTGGTTAAGAACAGTACAGCATTTGCTCAGATGTTCCAGACTACTTACTCTGAGGCAACGATAGCAGCGAAGGCAGCAGATGGTGAGATGGATAAACTCAGTGACTTCTATGGGTGGAACAATGGTCAGGAGTGTATTGTTATTCCACAACCTAAGTTCTACAATGTAACTAGGTTCAAGGATCTACCTTGTCCATATCTGGATGAAGAAACTGGCAAAGCATTTGGTTTCATTGTTTATAAGTATTGTGCATCCAAGGGTGACAATGGTGCTTTCAAAGTAACTCTTTCTACTCGTGGTAAAACCATTGGACCCGATGGTGAGAACTTCATGGCATGGATGCATAAACTTGATCAACCATCCGTTACTAAACCACGTCCTGTAACTAGTGGTGGAGTAGATAATAAGAATTGCTGGAAGTGTACTCGTAACATCACTGGGTCGATGGTTGGTGCAACATCTGGTATTACTGGTTCTGTGGAGGGTAGATGCTACTGGGATCCTTCTGGTGGTAATGATGTAGTATTTGTTCCTATTGGTTTAGATGAGAATACGTATGACTGGCAACATGCAGACTACTCAGAACTCACACAGTTATCTGTGTGGTTAGGAGAGAACATCGAATCATATCGAACTCGATCATTAACATATACTACTCCTGATAGATTCGACACTACAACCACTACTACAACAAATGAAGATGGATCGACATCTACAAGTACATCAACGGTTCTTGCTGCTGCTGGTCAAACTAACAATAGTAATGTGTACTACACAGCATCCATCAAACGACTGCAAGGTGGTATGCCAGCAGAAGAGTGCTGGGACACCTATGTAAGGCGTTCTAGCGGCAATGGAAACCCTAATGGTGTCTTAGATGTCTATGGTTCCTATTACCCTCTGGGAACAGGTAATAATCAAACACAAGGAAAAACACCTGGTCAAACTTTCTGGGAACAGAGGAATGATGGATCGGTAGGTATCTATCAAGGGTTTGGTGCTGGTGTCACATGTCTATATCCTGTCTTCTACTTGTATCTCCTTCTATATGGTAGTGGTAATGCCAATTCACCAGCATCAAATGAGTTTGCATTAGAATATGTGAATGACTTATCAATCGCTATTGATCCATATCAAATGAATCAACTTGGTATGATTATGGGACCATACTCTGGTGTTATGACTATTAAGAATTGGAGTGCAGGATCAACTATCACGTTTGGTCAAACTGCTAGAAATATGGGTAATCCATTCTTTGATGAATGTGGAGGAGGTATCTTTAATGAAAGGAATGAAGTTGTACAACCAAATCCACCAGCACCACTCAGGAAAATACATTTATCATCTCATGATCCTGCTGATAAAGAGTTACTTAAAAATAAATATAGTTCTCTCAGAGATATTGAATTTGAAGATGATACATACAAGGACTTCATTGATGAGGATTACAGTTTTGAGGATGATTTGAATACAAGGATATCGGATTTCTCTACGGACACAGACAATTTATTTAACGGTTAATCATGGCATTCGGACTACTACTACCAGTTGCACCTATCACAGGACTACCTGACTCAGGACATGGCATCTGTATACCCCCCACAGTCCACTCTGTGCAACCCTGTAAGACACCTCCCATCCCTTACAGTATCGTTATTAAGGAATGGACATGTTGGTGGCCCCCTACTCCTCTAATTCCGATCAATCCACTGAGTGCTATCAAGGCAACTGTACTCATCAACGGTCTTCCTTGTATGACTTTTGGTGATGTATTCACACCACACATCTCAACTTGCACAAATATTATCATTTATCTGTGTCCATGTAGCAAAGGATTGTGTCCTGTACCTACTCCTATCCCATGTTCAAACTTAACGATTGAAGATAACGCTGGAATTGGTCATGTTCGATTCGCTTTCACATCAACACTGACTGTGTTTGCTGCAAAACTACCAGTGGCTCGCGTTTTGGATCCACTTGGTGTAGGAACACCTGGTTGGATGGGGTGGTCATACCCCTGTAACAGTGTGGTTGCGTATGGATCACCAAATGTGCTATCATCTTAGGGTCCCCATAGGAGCATAATGGCAAAGAGATCAACGACAGGACTTGCTGGTGGTAACTTTATCCCATCACAACCTAAAAGAACCCGTCAGGGAGCATCACAAAACACTAAACTTAGCGCAACATCACGAAATGGTAAGCAAAAGAGGTACAGAGGTCAAGGAAGATAAGGTAGTCACCACTCCCGAACTCGTCAAGGAGTCAAATGTGGCACTGTATCGTGCCACAATGAACCTTCCACACGCTGCCAAACATTGTGGAATGACAGAACGGGAGATGAAAATGACTTTCAGGGAGTTTTTGAAATATAATCCTCCTGTTGAACCTATAAATAAACAAGAACACTGATATAAATCAGAAAATTGGCACGTTATCGGTTCCGATCTGAACAATTCCTGTCCCGAGGGTACAAAGATTTCTCTGTATCCTTCAATATGAATCCGAATACGGAAGATTTTGGGGCAGTTACTAATGAAAATGCTATTAAGCAGTCAGTTCGGAATCTTATCATGACACAATTTGGAGAGAGACCCTTTCAAATGGAGATTGGGTCCCGCGTTACAGGTCTTTTGTTTGAACCGTTCGACGTTTTCTCAGCAGAAGACCTGAAAGACGAAATTAGAAATACCATTGAGAGACTGGAACCTCGTGTAACAGTCGAAACAGTGGATGTGATTCTCTCAGACAGTGAAGATGCTCTTGATGTGAGCATTGAGTATCGCATCGTTGGTGAAGAACTTGTTCAAACTATCGAATTTCTATTAGAACGCACCTAAAATGGCAGCACTACCATCAGAATTAACGTCACTAGACTTCTTTGAGATCAAAGAATCTATCAGATCGTACCTGAGAACAAGAAAAGAGTTCACAGATTATGATTTTGAAGGTTCTGCGTCTTCGTATCTCATTGATATTTTAGCATATAACACTTATTACGCTTCGTTTACGGCAAACATGTCGATGAACGAGGCATTTTTGGAATCTGCAACTGTTAGAGATAACATTGTTAGGATTGCAAAGCAAATTGGTTACACTCCTAGGTCTAAAAAAGGATCAAGAGCGTGTATTGGGATGACAACCAAAGCAACTTTGCTCCCTGGTGATCAATCTTTCCCATCAACTGTAACAATTAAGAAAGGTGATGCATTTGTTGCCAAGGTC